AATACTGATAGGAATATCTTCTCTATAATTTGGATACTCGTCTTTCAGCGGAATCATTGTTACTGTGTACTGAGGATTAAAGGTAGGAAGAATTTGCTCTACCATTTGCAACGCATCGTCTTGCGACTTTGCGTATATATTTAACTGGAATGCTAAGATATACGGGACTCCAGTAAAAAGCTTTTGCCTAGAAGTTGATGATTGACCGCCTTGGATATTATTTAATTTTGATAGTTGACGAGTCGTATCGTATGCCATACTTGTAATTTCAAAAGACATGCGAGGAAGCTTAAGCGCCACTTTAGTATCTGTGTCTAGATTAGGATTCTCACGAATTCTTTCGAGATACTTTGACTTAGGAGCATATGATAAAGGCACTTTGATTTGACTAATACCAGCACCACTACTATTTTTGCGCAAGACATAGATATTGTTGAACAATCTACCGAAAGTTGCAACACATTTTCTTGTCTTTTCGTGATAAAAGTGAGTACCAAACATTAGCTTTTATAAATTTCCTGTAAGTGATCTTCAAATTGTTCTACTTTGTCTAATCGATTAGGCCAAAGAATATAATCTTTTTCAGGATTCTTCTTTAAATTATTTAAAAGAGGAATAATTGCATTATATAATCTATCTATTTTATCTTGAGTTGCAGATGCAGTTTGTTCTACAGTCGCAGCCTGAGTTGTAGCTTTTTGAACAGCTTCGAGCTCATGCTCATCAACTGCAGTAAAGCCAAAATCAAAAATATCGTCTGACATTAACTTGGTTCTCCGAATGGATTATCTTCTGTAAAGTCAAGGAAATCGTCGGCTATACTACCAAACTCATCATTTTGTTCATTGTTTGAAAGAGTATTATCTTCAGTTACAGATAACACTTTCCGTGTATATGTAATTGGATCTAGATCACTAAATCTACCGAATGTAATATCTCTACCTGACACATACGTATGGTATTTTCCATCAGAAGCTCCTACATGGGCTAAATACAGTATACCGTCAGAATCTGAATATTTAACGATTTCACTATTAATCGTTACTCCACTCGAAAGTGTTTGTGTAGCGGTATCACCTTTCTTAACATTTGTTCCAGCCGGCTTTGATATGGTCACAGTCGGTGCAGTAACATAGCCACCTCCCGAATCAGTAATAGTTATACTGCTGATTGCACCGGAATCAGTAAGAGTCGCGATCGCTGTCGCTCTATAGTCAGCAGCTGTACCTGTCGCAGAATCTATAGTTACATTTGGCGTTGTAAGATAAAAATCACCGCTATCAGTAACTGCAATTGATGATATTCTTCCGCCACTGCCGCTGTCAACAGTTGCCAGAGCAGTTGCTCTAAAATCAGAAGGGCCACCTGTTGGTGAATCAAATGTAGCAGTTACTCCACTAAGATAATTTCCTTTATTTGTTATTGTAAAATTAGAAACAACATTGTTTGCAATGGTTGCAAGCACAGCCGGAGTTAATAATTCAAATCCAAGATAATTTTCATTGCTATCTGAAAGTATAAGATTATATGGATTTCTATCTGAATCCGGTATATTATCCGGACCAAAAATCGGTGAATCGTTTTGATTCAATCTAATTGCGTCAAACATTACACCGTTTACAGAAGAATCATTTACAAATCTTACTGTTGATTGAATTAAATTATCAATATTGGTTGGGCGGTTATCAACATAGTCTGCAACAGCTCCATCAATATACATTTTAACATCAACTGCTGCGCCATCAAAATCTCTAATGATCTGGACAAAATGCCAATCTTCTGGAGTTAATTGATCTCCACTTGATTGAATGCTCGATCCACTGACACCAGAAGCTTCTGACCACTTATAAACTAGATTTTGTCCGTTTATCTCAATCTGATTTTTCTCTCCACTAGTATCATTTACTTGCGGAAACTTTAGAATATCTCCGACTAACGTGTCAGATGGTGTTTTAACCCAAAATTCTAAGATGTGATCATATTTTACATCAGCACCCGCAGAATCTTTATTTGAAAAATTAGTATAGTCAGAATCATTATAATTTTGATTTAATTTATATGAATACGTTCCATATTTTGCTTCGCTATTTTCCCAAGTTGTTGGAGGTGACTGAGTGAAGTTTAATATAACCTCTGGTTCAATCTGATAATATGATCCGGCATTAGATAAAGACAAACTAGAAATGCTTAATGGAAGTGGTGCAGTAGCAGAATCTAAATTTACTGTTGCTGCTGCACTCTGAATTGCGGTAGTTGGTAAATCTATTGTCACTGTTGGCGTATTAGTGTAATAATAACCGCTGTCGGTTAGAGATATCGATAATACTTGAGTACCCTCAAGATTAAGCGATGCAACTGCAGTTGCCGATGCTGAATCCCCACCCGGCAAAGATATTGTTATTGTTGGAGCAGTAGCGTAGCCAAAACCAGAATCAGTAAGTGATATATTTGTAATTCCACTCATTATGAGATACTCGCTGTAGCGGTTGCTGCTCTAATGCCCGCGACTGTAACCTTATACTGATAGGCACCATCTTCGACAGAATCGATACCAGCAATTCCAGTATCCATATCTTCACCCGTATATTCAAATAGCTGTGCACGAAGTTTATAAACATTGAGATTACCAATCTGGTAGAAAGGCATCTCATGTTCTGCATGAGTTATTTGAAATAGCGACTTAGAGAGAGGAAGATAAACCAAATCTCCTTCGAAGGGCCGCGTTCCGTCAATTTCATTATCATATCTTGCGACTGTCTGTGACCATCTGCGCCGAGCCACAACAAAAGTGGCTTCATCTCTAATTTCAACTCCGAATCGAGTGAAAAGATCGCCTTCTCCATCAAATCCTTCGATGTTGTCAATATACATTTCGACTTTATATGCAGAATTAAAAGATGATTCGGCGTCATCACCGAAAATAGTATCTTCGTTAACTAAATCACGCGGAATATAATAAACATCTTGTCCATAAATCTTTAATGATTCTATAACAATGTTTTCATACAAATCGTGTTCGGATTTAACTTTATCTGAAAAGTAAATATTTCTAGCCATATCATCCTACAAAAAAGTCAGCGGGCATTTCGTGCTCAAGTCTAATTTTTTCTTGTAATTCTTGAATTTCTGCTTGTGCATCATCATAAATTTGTCTTCCGTTGATAACGACTCCGCCGGGAAGTTGCATTCCTTCGAACTTAATGAGATTCATACCCCATTGTAATTTAATTAAAGAAGTAGCGTATTGTTTTAACCACATGTCATTATAAATTGAAGTATGAGTATCCGGATTAATAATTTCATAAACTTCAGCTACAAGATACATTCCAGCTTTTATATCTCCGTCTTCAATATTACCATGAATATAAAGACGATTTTGTCTACGTACAAAATCTACGATTGGTGAACCATTTAATTTCATATCGAGCATTGACAAATACTGTTGCAATTGCTCGTAGTACGCAAGGTCTCCTGCCCAAGAAGTTAGATCCCAAATATCATTTAACGCCATTTGATATTTAATATCGAACATATTGCCAGTTTGTGCAAATGTCGAATCGATTTTAAACATTCTTGATACGTATTGTATATCTGTCGACAAAGTAATATATTTGTTAGTGATATCACTAGCAGTTAACTCATGCTTTAAATACCCGCGTTTTAAAGCATCAGAATGAAACTCCTGATAATACTGAATTGCTTCATCGATACGATCTTCGACTTGATCTTCGTCAACATTGACTTCGATTACTGGTTCACCCAGTCGTCTTTTGCAATAATCGACTAATGTTGCTCTTGAAGTTGGATTTGCCATTCTTTTATCTCTATACTGTTTGTCTTATTTATATGTTAAATTCAACCAAATTTTTAGTTATATAGCTTCTATTGTTACAAATGCGTCATGCCCTGAAAGTGAACCGGGATGTGTGGCTTCAGTATAAGTTGTCGATGTTTGATTTGTACCGCTATTATACGATCCTCCGCCGCCACCGTTACCTTGCGTGCTGCTAACGAAGGTACCAGCTCCTCCACCAGAATATCCACCACCACCGCCGCCATATCCAGTTGCAATTGCACTTCCGGCTCCGCCACCGAAACCACCGGATTCAAGTGATGTGTTAGATCTACCACCCCGAGCTCGATTTGCGGCAACATAACCAGTTCCTGTTAAATATCCATACCCGCACTGAGTACTAGTACCCGGAGGATTAGTTTGTGTTCCGTTATTTCCAGTTCCCCCGCGGTCAAAGAATCCACCACCTCCACCACCGACACCGCCACCGCCGCCATAGCCGCTTCCGCCACCTTTAGTCCTATCACCAAAAGAACCGGCTGTATAATTAGGAGCAGGCTGACCGTAAGTACCACCACTGTTAGACGAGTTTCCGCCAGTCACAGTACTTCGACCACTACCACCATGAGTTGAGGTGCCTCTATTAAAACGATTATCCGCTTCTGCTCCACCGCCACCGCCGGCAATTACGTATATATCACTACTAGTGCTACCGTTTCGAGCAACAACAAAAGATCCACCGCCGCCACAAGCGCCACCGTATGCATTGGTACCGCTGTTGCGGTCACTACCAGCTTGACCTACTACTATTTCTAATATATCGCCTTTAGTTAAAGTAAACTCTCCAGATATCTCTGCACCTATACCACCAGTAAAGGCAGTAGTTCCAACGCTTCCGCCGGGAGCTCCTTTGGCCGTTATTCGATAACTGCCGGTTTCTGGGACTGTCCATAACTGCATTCCTTGAACAGTACTATCAACATCGAAATAATCAGTATTACTTAGCCATGTATAAGTTCCTGTATCATAATCTGAAGAAGCTAAAAGAGTACTTAAACTTGGCCCTGTATAACCAGTTTGACCGCCGTCAGTAAACGTGAATGAGCTAAACGAATACAGCGGTGGTAATGAGGTCACTTCCCAAAATACTCTTAGTGTACCTATTGTAGCTCCATACCTACCTAAAGCAAAGTTGAGTGTCGCTGTATCTAGCGTTACTTCTGGGCTTTTCAGCCATGTTACTTTATTTGGGAATCCGAGGGTGCTGCCAGTGACTTCTACATAAAGATAGTAACTCCCGGCATCAGCAAAGGCTAACCCGGTGCTCCCCGAAGATGTGCCACCAAGATCTCTATTCCACCGACCGGAAGCTATTCCAGACGTCAAAACAGAAGTAAATGATAAGGCTTGGTAAAACGTATCAGTGTATGTTGCATCCGTACTACCGTTAGTAGTAGTTTCAAAACCTTGGCCGGTTGCTTCAAAAGAATAGTTATTAGAAGATCCTATATTGATATCATCTACTTGTATATCACCAGTAAAACTTGAACCAGATGTGTATTGAAAAACTAATCGTCCAGTGCTGCCAACATAAGGTGCAAAAGCTGAACTTAAATTTACTTGTTCATACGCACTAGTAGAATATTGACCGCTGCGAGTGTCAAGTACTGGGGACAATCCTAATGATACCGCCGATGCGGCCACTGGTAAAGGTGTACCTAAGACAGATCTTGTAAATCCAAATGGCATCAGAAATCCTTAGCTGAAATCAGTAACGTAATTGGCCAGATAGTTTGTACCATCATATAACACAGTCATTACATCTGTTGTATCAGTTGTCGACATAGTTTTATTACCACCAGCAAACAGCATAGTTGAAGTAAGCGTCCTGCCAGTTCCATTTGTGTCAATGATCAAAGTGATTGATTGACCAGCCACAGGACTAGTAAATGCGCTAAATGTTAAGTTATTATTTAATGTAATTTTTTGAATAGCACCATTAGTAAAATTAGGTGTGATTGTACCGCCAGTAGTTCCGAGATCGTATACGGTTTCTTCAACACCTATGGCCTCTACATGACCAGAAATATCTGCAACTCCAGTGATTCCCACGCCAGTGCTTTGTGTAAATAGCTTCCCGGGTGAAGAATTATCATAGTAAAGAATCACATTACCATCGTCCTGAATAATAATACTATTTTCACCAGATTTGGCTTGAATATAAATATCGCCGCCATCATCTCCATCCACGTTATTGCGAATATATAGAGCCCCATCATTGTTATCGATGAAACCGTTAGTGCCGTTGTGATAAATTTCTAAATCACCACCAGTACCACCAAATAATGCCTTGTTGTTTTGCCCAAAATCGATATCACTATCGCCAATGCGAGTATGTAACCTCACATAATCAGAATCAACTAGCGCGGTCACATCTGCAGAATCAGCTATAAACCTTCCGTCAAATGTGATATTATTTTCTTCAATCCCGCGGTTTAAAAATGTCGCAAGCCTACGAGATTTGCTAAATCCATTACTAAAATTACTGAATGACATTTTTTATTCCTCGTTATAAAATTATTAGTTAATCACCGGCAGGTGCTTCATAGACCAAGAAGTACCCCGGCCCATAAATAGCATAGCCACCTGCAGCATATGTTCTACCATCATCGCTTATACTAACTTTCCGCCCATGGCCCGAACTTGCAATTGGTGTGCTCGAAACTATTTCAGCAGTTTCAGTCCAACTTGATCCGGATCTATTAAAAATTGTTTGTCTGCCGGAATTAGGAATTCCGTTTACTGTTCTAAATGGTTCTCCTACTACTATAGTACTACCATCTTTATTTATTGAAACCGAATAACCAAAATTATTACCACTCACTGAGTCCGTTTTGTTTAATCTAGCTTGTTGAGTCCAAGTAGAGCCAGATCTTACAAAGACATATGCAGCACCAGCATTAGATATTGGATCACCAGCACCTCCATCTTCAGCACGAGCACCAACAACAGCGTAATTACCATCACCAGAAATTGATACTCCATGACCAAATATATCACTTGCTTGTGCATCTGATGCTAATAATTGGTCTTCTTGAGCCCAGCTAGTACCTGTTCTCTTAAAGATGTAAGCAGTTCCAGCATCGGTTGCCGCGTCATTATCATCGCTCGCGCCAATTATAGCACGAGTACCATCGTCGCTAATCGACACAGCATTGCCGAAATACTCACTAATCGCAGTTGGGCCCGGATTTCTTATTATTGCTTCTTGAGCCCAGCTAGTACCTGTTCTCTTAAAGATGTAAGCAGAGCCGTCACTCCCAAGGCCTGTATCTTCGAGATATGCACCAACAATAACATAAAGCCCGTCAGCACTTATATCTGTTGCTTGGCCAAATCTATCACTTCCTTGTCCATCAGATGGTGTTATCTGAGCCTGTTGTGTCCAAGTAGATCCTGATCGAGTAAAGATATACGCCGCTCCGCCGATCTGAGCTACATAAGAACCAATAACAGCGTAAGTACCATCATAATTTAATGCCAATGAAGGACCACCAAAGTTAGTATAACCAAGCTGTTTATTACTACCTGATGGTGTTACACCCAATGGTCCAGTGACATCAACCCAAAATTCTCCATCTTTTCTATAAATCCAGAACGCACCGTCATCAGTGTAGTTTAGATCGTAATATCGTGCATTCGTCATGAGGTAATTACCATCACCACTTATACCAACGCTTTCACCAAAACCGCGGCTGCTTTGACCGTAAATTTTATGTTCTATAATTTCTGAATCGAAAGGTTTATATGTTAAATAAAACTTTGGCGATACGGACGAGATATTGACTCCATCAGTAGCTCTGAACGTAGCAATACCTGAACCAGTAAGTGAATTCGATATAGCAGAATCTTGAGCATCAAATGTGAAAACACTTGAATCTTGAGATACAGTGGCCACCGCGTCAAAATTTGAATCTGTAAGTGCTGACAAAATTGTAACTGGAAAACCTTCAGAATCAACTGCACTGAGCGTAATCGTAAAAGCAGCGCCAGTTGAATCAATATTATACCGTGGAATAGAAGAAGCAGGAGAAAGAGAAATAACTGGAGATCTGTTAATTAACCCGGCCGGCCGCCAACTGCTGTCTGTCCAAATATAATACCTATCATTAGATTGTACAAGAGCCTGATCACCGCTATCATTATTAGAATTGGGTAAATCATTAACTGTAGCGTATACAGACGTTCCGACAACGGCAGTAGCAAGTGTGCTTACTGTTGCCGAATCTAAACTAGGGTTGTAACCACTGTTTGTTAATGCCAATTGTCT